CAATGGTAGGATTAACAATACCCTTAGGTATCTTAGGTATCTCACCAGTCTTTTGGAATACACTTAGCTTTCTGTTTAGATATGGTACTAAGAACTCAGTAGTAAGCACACTAAATAGTCCACCTAACTGTTGCTCTAGTTCCATTTGAGTCATCCTAACTTCCTCTGCTGTAGTACGTTCTGATTGACGTACTGATAATATAAGGAATGCTTCAGACAACCTCTTCTCTAAGGTTTGTATCATCTGATATGCCGTAGCAAAGTCAGCCTGTTTACCTACCTGTACTACACCTATGTCATCTGGTCTACCTTGTACGATAGCACCGTTACCTGCAGCTGCAAGAGTCTGAGGTTTAGTTGTACTGGAAGGTGATACTACAAAGACAACCTTAGCTGCCGCTGCACTACCTTCAGTAATTGCTTGTGACAGAGCTTCAAGTGACTTAAGGTCACCCATGAATTCTTCTACTCTACCACGTCCATAGGCTTCACCATCTACTGTGTTAAATCGTAGAGGTAACCATGGTGTTGTTTCAACTGGTGCTTTACTGATTGACTTAGGTATAATTTTATCATTAACTTCTTGATGCCAAAGGAATCTGTTGTTATCACGACGTACATGTGTGTAAACATCTACGTTATCATTATTTTCAGACTCATCTTGTACAGTTAAGTCCTCTTCAAAATCGGGTAATAATTTTTTGCTAATTTTTTCTTTAGTGACAATTTCAATAACATTGCCATTCCCATCACGCTCTATTACATAACGATGTAGAGGAAATAATTTTAAACCATCTCTACCCATGAAGATCAATGCATTACCTGCTACCACCAAATGCTTAAGAGCTTGGTGTATAACAACACGATCATCTGATGCTGCGATAGATTCCATAATGGTTTTCTCTACCTTAGCAAAGGATAAATCTAATTCAGTTTTGATTTTAGGATCAATCTGTCCTAACATTGCATCGTTAACTTGAAGCTTAAAGAAGCTTGTGTTAACTGGTACCAATGCTAGTTGTAGTTTAGCTGCTAGAGTGACTACTCCTTTAGCTCCAACTGATTGCCATGGTGTGCTTAAGTTTTTAGCACCACGCATGAACTCCTCTTCGCCACGAATTATATATGGTATGGTTAGTTTCGCTGCCTCTTCCGCTATGTTTAGAAACTGGGAACGTTCTGATGCTAAACTGTCGTATCTTGTTTTAGCTGACATTATATATTAAGGGATTTGATTTGCATATTGTTTCTAGCTAATTGTCCAGTACCTAGTGCAGCTCTACCAGACTTAGAAGCTTTAGATCGTTTCATTCGTACACCTTTAGCACTAGTACCTGTAAGTCTTTGTCCTACTTTACCGGGATCTGCAGAACCTTGTACACTTGGTCCTCCTGCAGCTTCAAACCCACGTCTAGCTGCTTGGTAACCGCTAGTATCTTGTACATCTGAACTAAGTTTGGGCATGTAATCTATACGATCCCTATCAACAGTGATGGAACCAGTACCTGAAGTGTTACTCCAATTAGGTGCCCACATATTTTCTTCCCAATTACTGATATTCTTTTTATCTATTAATTTTCTAGCCTCCCATCCTGTTAGATTTCTACTAGCTCCAGATCCATCAGCAACTTGATCTCCAAATGGTAAGCTCCATTGGATATATTCTTTGTTTGGATCTTCGTGAGTTACAGCACCCCATGTGGTAGCATCAGTTCCGTCGTGAACATCTTCAAATACAGTTCTACCATAATCAGCGATGTCTTGAACATCTCTTGAAAATGCACCGCTATCTTGTGCTGCACTAAGGTCATCTGAATCAACTCCTGAATGAGTATCCATGTAGTCTTTTACTTCTGCTACAGTACCAAACCTACCCATCATTGTACCTTCATTTACGTTAGGATCTCCAGTGTTATCAGGTGTTGCATCATCAGCATCTCCTTGATTCAAAGCATCCATAGTGGTACCACGATAAGCTATATGTGTGTTTGTGAATAAAGAGTTATCGTATGAATCATCTCTATTCCCAACTCCAGCTAACCTTTCACCTGTATTTGGATCTATAGTAGCTGAAATCTCATGACCGTCATCAGTAGTTTGAGTACCTTGTCCAGAACGAATGTGATCTGTATATCTCTGTACATCAGAGTTAGTTGCATCAGTAAAGAATGGATTACCTGCACGATTAGCTTCGTTAGATACTTGACCCATTATATTTTGTAAGTCATCACGAACTTGAGTCTCAGCAGTTACAGCGTAGGTAGATCTATTCCGTTCATCTGCTGTGATCGTACCGTCACCGTCTAAATCTTCTCCTCTATAAGTTATGATTCTTTCGAAAGCATCAGCATCCGATTCACCAGTAACAGTTTCATCATTCGATTCAATCCAATACTGTAATCCTCCATCATCAGCATCTCTACCATACTGTTGATGATATACATCTCTAACTGAAGCTTCATCTGATTTAGCAAAAGATGCAGCAATTTTTTCTATTGACATACCACCAGATAATTGGTCTTGCCAATATTTTAATCCTTCAGCATCAGCTTCTCTACCAAAACCTTTCTGATATAAATCTGTTATAGTAGGAGGAATAAACGCAGTAAGACCATACATTGAACCACTACTACCAGTCATAGACTGCGTATAATTACCAGCTGCTATGTTTTCTAAGTAACTTCTTCCTCTCATAGCATCACCGCCTTCGGAAACATCAGCTCCCCAAAGATCACCACGATCAGCAGCTGATGGGACATAAGCAGCAGCATCTTGGAAAGCTCCTTTAGTATCTCCTGCTTTAGCTTTATCAACTAGTGCATTAAAGTCTGCATTACTTCTTATCTGTGTAGCTGTCAAACCTTTTTGTTCAAACAAACCTAATATATTATTTGTTACAGCAGATAAAGCTGTAGAATATTCAGTAGAATTAGGATCAAGTGTAGATAAATCTACAAAGTTACCTTGGTTTTGACCTGTACCTGAGTTAGGATCGTACCCTTCGTACCATGTTGAGGCACGTGTATCATACCAATTGTAAGTCATGCTGCTGGCCCCTTCAAGTTACCTTTCATTTTCCAACTAGCATCTATGTTAGCTGGTTTCTTAACATTTACTTTTCTAATAGTTAAGGTAGGTGGTAATGGATCGTCTGGTTTTTGTTGTAAACTATCAGTAATATTCTGTTCAGAATCGATAGTGTTACTAAAGTATATACCTTCATCTATGTTAGCTAATGTTTTATCACCTGTTACAGTCATACGTGTTGGTGCTGCTGGTGGTGCATGTGTAAACGTGTCTTTAATATCTCCTGACCGTGGATCGAATTTAGTACTAGTACCAGTTACAGGATCAAATTTATGCCAAGTCTTCCAGCCGTGATACTTCAATCTACGTTGTTGATTAGCCTCAGGACCACTAACTGCAGTACCAAAATCGTCAGTCGATTTCTCTTTACCATTTGTAGGTAAACGTTCGTTAGTTATTTTACCACTTGCTATTTGTTCGCTAAAAGTAGATGCTATTTTATTTTGTACCCAGTCATTATCATAACCATTATCATCAGCTTCTTTCTGGATATCATCCTTCCAACCTTGGATTATACTAGTTGCAACACGAACCTGCTTGGCATTCTGGAAATCCCAACCAGATGAAAGGAAACTATCAGGATCAGCTTCCATCATCTCATCAATAGTAGCACGGTAAAGATCATCTGTACTGTAATTTTTCCAATCCATTTTATGCTCTCTTTCAATCCATTTAGTCTCCCATTGACCTGTACCAGTATTATATTCAGACGAAATGAAATGATGTCTAACGTTATCTTCGGCCCATCCAGTCTTGTGTTGTCCATGCTCCACTTCATACTGAGTCTTATCTGATGTTTGTATTGTAAAGCCACCACCTGTTAATGCATTAAATGCTTCTTGAGCAGTCCAATTACTGTTGTAAGATAAGCTTCGTTCTAAATCTAATCCCCACTGACTATCAACTAGATTGATCTTCCATTCTTTAGCTTGTGTTGATGTAGGATCAGCTGCATTAGCTGCTTCACCAGCATCATACCATGTATCATAATGTTGAAGCACATCTAAACGTGAGGTTTCATCCATGTCACCCCAAGCGTCGGTTTGAAATACATTCGCACCTTCATCACCCCAATCTATACCAGAGTCTTGTAGCTGTTGTATTACATCAGTTGTACTAGTAGTCCAATTTATATCTTCACTTGGAATCCATCTTCCATAGTTATCATAAGCCATCTGTCCTTACCTCTTCCATTCTGTGGACAATCCACTCAACCACAGAGCGTTGTCCAGATCTGTACATAATTTTTTGCATTGAATCCTCTGGGTTTGGTGTGATTGGTGGAAAGTTCTCCTCTAATTCTTCGAGGATGTAATTAATGTTGGGACCAGTGA